ATGGAGGCACAAGTCAATGTTCACCCCGGGGATGATGGTGAGAGCAGCGACCGAGCTAAGAATACCTTTACGAATGGCACTTTGGAGTGGTTTAATTTCCGCATACCTAAGAAGGCAATGTCTGAGCCCGAGCATAACGACTGGCGGATTAAATGGCCGCTAGAATTATATGCTGAAGGTGTCGGTATGACCGGCTGGGATTGGGAACATAAACTATCCCTCTGGGTAGCGTATGACTTTGACAGTATTACTGAGCACGCTAAGGGTGTAGGTATTGATAAGAACGATTTAATTGAGGTTCAAGAGCGAGCCTCACAGATTCCGTGGGTTCAAGTCCGAAAATCCACTGGTGGGGGTGGTCTCCATCTTTACGTCTTTTTTAATCCATACGATTACCCCCATACTGAAAACCATACCGAACACGCCGCTCTAGCTCGTGCCGTACTGGGGTTAATGTCGGGGGAAGCAGGCTTTGATTTCCAGTCGAAGCTAGACGTGTGTGGCGGTAACATGTGGATTTGGCATCGAAAGATGACTCATGAGAGGGAAGGTCTCAAGATTATCAAAGAGCCTGAGAGTGTATTGACTCATTTACCGTTGAATTGGAGGGACCACATCCCGGTTATCAAACGAAAAAGAAACAAAGTCTATATGCCGGGAATTGAAGAAAAAGATGAACCCTCATTCGAGAAGTTGTCTGCCGCCTTAAAGCGTATCCCACAAGATGACACTCACAAGGAATTTGTTCATTGGTGTGATAGTAAGGGGAATTTTGCCTCTTCATGGAGTGCTGACCATCATTGTTTCCATGCACATACGGTCCTTATTCGGGATTATATTCGTGACCTTCGTATGCGGGGTGATAATATTCGTGGCTTCTTTGAGACAAACAGCTTAGGGTCTGATCCCAACAAACCTAATTGTTTTATGTTCCCAATGACAGATGGGGCTTGGAAAGTAGTACGTTTTGGTCGTGGTACTTCTGAAGCCAATACCTGGCAGAATGATAAAGAGAACTGGACATGGTGTTATTTCAATAGAGCACCGGACCTTCAAATGGCAGCCACGGCTTTTGGTGGTAAAGAAACTGAAAAACGTGGTTACGATTTTGAGACTCTGGATGAGGCTGAAAAGGTCATAAGACACCTTGGCGCAACAAACGGGTTATCTCTACCTAATGGATTTCAGGAACGAGGAGACATTACATTACGGGCACACAAAGATGGAAGACTCATTGCCACTATCCCCATGAAGCCAGACGAGGATGACAAAACTGTTATGCGTGAGCATGGCTGGGTCAAGGAACGAGGTAAAAAGTGGCAGCAAATCTTCAATGTACAAACCAGAATCAAAGATTCAGCGGACATGGCAACACCGGAACTTACGGACCTGGATAATGAGATTCGTTCAACAATTGATACAAAGGGGCAAGAGTCGGGATGGTACGTGTTGAATGCCCAGGGTATCTGGTCACTTCAACCAAAGGACAATATCAAAGATATTTTGATATCAATGGGTTACACTCCTATGGAAGCCAAAATGATTGCAGGTAATTGTGTAAAGATGGCCTGGACCTTAGTGAACATTCCTTTTGGGGTAGAATTCCCTGGCAACCGACAATGGAACAAGGACGCGGCTCAATTTCGATATGAACCAACCAATCTGTCACCTACTGAAATCAAGCATCCCCATTGGGATTTAGTAATGGCTCATTGTGGACGTGATCTTGATAACATTCTAAAAGCTTCAGCGTGGGGCAAGCAATATAATGTCAAAACGGGTCGACAATATTTGACACTGTGGATAGCGAATATGTTTCGTAACCCCTACGAACATTTACCCTATCTGTTCTTTTTTGGTGAACAAAATTGTGGAAAATCAATTTTTCGTGAAGCTATAGAATTATTATGTACGCGGGGATGTGTTCAGGCGGATAATTCTCTGACAAACAATAGTGGTTTTAACGGTGAGCTTCATGAAGCAGTCCTCTGTTATATTGAGGAAACTGATCTATCCAAAGCTGGAACATTGGCCTACAATCGTATCAAAGAATACGTGACAAATGATACATTGTCAGTCCATGTAAAACGGATGCAACCATTTATGGCACCAAATACAACTCATTGGTGTCAGATGGCCAATTCGCGAGACAATCTCCCTATTTTCAAAGGTGACACCCGGGTTATTGCTATTCACGTGGATGATTTAGTGCAAGAAATCCCCAAGGCTGTATTGTTGGCTAAGCTCCGAGAGGAAGCACCTCAATTCATGCAGACACTTATGCAGGTAGAATTACCACCAGCGACAGGACGGCTACGATTACCTATTGTGACTACCAGTAGTAAGGAAGCATCAGAGGAAGCCAGTAAGGATGCTATGGAAGTGTTCCTTGATGAATCCTGCTTCTATGTTGTAGGCGAGCGAGTTACGTTTAAGGAATTCCATGACAAGCTCCAGGACTCCTTGCATCCTTGGGAACGCGGTCAATGGCATAAGCGAAAGGTTAGTTCTAGTTTGCCTCCACAATTCCCCGTAGGTGCTGGTACCGGTAACAAACGGTTCATTGGAAACATGAGTTTTGAGGACATAGAGCCCCGTAAAGGTGCTAAGAAGCTGGTTGTTGTAAACAGGATTTTGGAAGAAGAAGGAAATACAAATGAGGAATGATTTTTTGAAATACAAAGCGGCTATTGAACCGGGTGACCACCCAACTTGGGATAGGATACTAGACCATTGTGGCCAATCCTTGGATGACGTTCTCAAAGTTTCCGAGTGGGGGCAGGATACTGGCGTCCTAACCGGTCAGCAGTATCTTATGATTTGGATTGCACATTTACTTAGAACACCTGTGTTGCCCTTACCGTATCTCTTTTTCTACGGCAATCAGAATTGCGGTAAATCCGCGTTCAATGAATCAGTCTGTGTGTTGCTGACTCGTAATAGGTATATACAAGCGGATTGGTCTGTCGGCAGTGGTTACAAACGATCACCCTTTAATAGCGAATTAGATGGTACCCTATTTTGTTATCTTGATGAATCTGATTTGACAGATGGTGGACGTTGTGATTTGGATTATTTCAAAAAGGTGGTCACAAGTACAACCATAAACATTCATAAGATGCGTGTGAAACCATACGTGGTACCTAATTTGACACACTGGTGTCAAACTGCTAACACCATCGCAGCCCGTCCAACCTGTTTAGGTAACCGAGTTATTACTTCGATTCAAGTGGATGACTTGGCATCGGGGACGGAAATCCCGAAGCGGAACCTCTTAGCACAGCTACGCGATGAGGCTCCAAATTTTATGTACACCATTATGCAACTAGCCCGTCCACCCTTGGAAAACGGATTAGGGCTACCAGTTTTTAACTGTGATTAAGATATGCGACGTAAACGTAGACCAATAATGACAAAGTCAGGAAAAGCAGAGGAGATTGATATGACTGCTAGTAGTAACAATATAGACATTACCAAACTTACACCCAAGGAATATATAGCTATGCGAGAAGATGAACCCGAACGATTAGGATTACCACCTAAGTCGAAGTCGAAGTCAAAGTTTAAGGATTCGGGTAGTAGAACAGAATTTGGAACAGGTGCCGTACGTGATGCTCAAGCTGGCAAAGGGCGAATGGATTTGTTACCACCCCGAGCCTTGTTTGCATTGGCTCAAGTCTTCGAGGAAGGGGCTCGCAAATATTCTAGTCGTAACTGGGAGAAGGGTATACCACTGTCGCGGTTCTTTGATAGTGGGATGAGACATGCCTACAAGTACTTACGGGGGGACCGTGATGAACCCCATGATGCAATGGCTTGTTGGAACTTCATGTGTCTGGTTGAGACGCGAATGCGTATCGAGGAGGGCTTGCTGCCAGAAAGTTTGAATGACTTACCCTTCAACCCGTTGGATATTAAATCCAATCCCTTGGGAATCCAGGAATCCACTGAGGACGGTGGTTTGGTTCAATTAGTCGATATAGTCATGGAGGAAATAGGTAATGAACCCGAATGATGACGGACGGAAAATCATTGCGGGTGGGTTCGCAGATTTCTTGCTGGCCTTAATAGAAAACCCCCAACCAATGGTGGTCGGGGGCGGCTATCCGCGTGATAAGCTCGTTGCTGCTTTCAATAAATGGGCAGCCGAGCGTAATTTTAATACTAAAGACGGCGACCTTCATGAGTGGAGGGCTGCGTGCAAGATGGGGAAACTAGAATGACGACACAACATAGCGGATTTGTACATATCAACGGGAATATCATATGTGCCGTTGATGTTGAGACCACGGGTCGAGAACCGGGCTACCATGAAATTATTCAGATTGGCATCTTACCCCTGGATAGTGACTTGAGACCCAACGAAAAGATACGTCCTTTTTACACAACAATATCCCCAGAACATCCGGAGCGGGCTGAAAGGTCAGCTTCAGCCGTTCATAATCTGGACCTGATATATCTCCAGAAACATGCCCCTGACAAATGGAAAGTTGCAGATTTGTTAGATGATTGGTTTCAGAACCTTGATTTACCATTCCGAAAAAGTATGATACCTTTGGCTCATAATTATGCTTTTGAAGCTGGGTTCTTGAAGGCCTGGTTAGGGATGAAGTCCTTTAGCCATTTTTGGCATCCGCATCCCAGAGATTCAATGTTGTTTGCTCTGAGTCTTAATGATCGTGCAGCTATGCGAGGCGTGGAGGTCTACTTCCCCTATGTCTCACTAACACGACTTTGCAAATGTTTCAAAGTACGTAATGAGAACCCCCACGATGCTCTCAGTGATGCTCGGGCGGAAGCTGAAGTTTATCGCAAACTATTAAACATGTACTTGGACTAGTTATGGAAGAATGGCGAGACATTGAAAACTACGAAGGCTATTATCAAGTTTCAACACTCGGTCGTATTAAATCTTTGAAGCGGTTGGATAATCGTAACCACACACAAGGTGGAAAGATTCTTCATCCAACCTTGAATGGTGGTTATTATCGAGTGAGTTTGTGTAAAAATGGTATAGTAAAACCGGCTATAATTCATCAGGTCGTTGCTACTACTTTTCTGGGACCATGTCCCGTAGGCCAACAAATTCGCCACGGGTCAAATGGTAAAGCTGATAATTCAGTAGTTAATCTTTCTTATGGGACTGCCAGCGACGACTGTTTTGACCGACGTAGAGATGGTACACATGGCGGACGACCTGTTCGGAGATCAGATGGTAAAGAATATATCAACATGAGTATAGCAGCCGAGGATATAGGATGCCATCCTGGAAATATTTATCATACCTGTCGAGGAGATCAAAAAACTGCTTGTGGTTGGGGTTTTGAATTTATGGACACAGTAATGAAAAAAGCCCCACG